TGTTTGATTTAAATGTCATCGTTTACTACTACCTTTATATTATCTATAACTATACCTTCCAGAGCATCTGAAACAGCAGATGATATTAACTCCTTCATGTCTTCTTCTAATCCTGCCTTACCATCAACAGGAACCCAACAGGCATCACTATCTATCTGGGCATTTATATAAATAGATACTACCATATTATCTCACAATTGCCAATCTACTTCGGCTTCAACTTTAGCAAGAACCTCTTGTTGTCTGGCAGCTTCTAATTTAGTTGAGGCATCCATTGAACCTATCTCTCCCCCTAAACCTGCATACCCTGCAATGTCAATCCAACTATCCTGATGATTAGGGTTCTTAGCTAATCGTGCCATCTTAACCCATGCCATACATAATGCTACATCTTCTCTGGTTACGTGTTTCTTTAGTATGAGACTCCAACCTTGTGCTATGTCATTAAAGTTAGTAAATGCATCCCCATACTCTTTGTCCCTATCTCCTGTAATAAGTTCACTTGCTTTTTGCAATACAGCTTTTCTTGTAATCATTAATGTAACCTTTTCTTAAAGTTAGCGTATACAATGTTACCTTCTATTTTCTCTACTTTTTTAGCTGGTTTTACATTATACTGTTCTGCTAGTCTCATAGATGCTTCTTCAACTACACTTTCTAATACTTCTCTAATTCTAATACCAATATTTTCAACCATTTCAGAACCATTAAAATTACCATCGTAAAGTTGAAGTTCATTACGTTTCTTATCAAACGTACAAAATATACCATACGTATTATCAGGTATAAGTATTTCGTGTGCTACTTCTTCGTCTTCTTCTTTGTCGGACATATAGTTAACTCCATAAAATCATCAGCATACATTAATGCCAATGGACGTTTACGATCACCTTTTAGTATTGCTACAGGCTTTGTAGCTTTCATCATATTAGTCTCAGCTTGTTCCAAGGCAGCATATACAGCAAAGGATGATCTTGCTTTGCATTCAACTGTCCAAGGAAATAGCCTACGTGCCAAAGGACTAAGACCTATATCAGGCCCATTAACTCCACCAGGAGTTGACGTAATATCATCATCCTCAACACCTTTAAGATGTTGTTGAAGGTAATTACGTACCCACTGTTGAAGCTTGCGTCCTTTAGCTTTCGCAGACGCTACACTTATTCTACTTGAAGACCGTGTAGTGGTAGTAGGCATTTGCTGACTTCGATTTAGGGTTTCGTTCATATTTTAAATCAGGCCAACAAGTATATCTAAAACTACAGTAAGAACAAGTCATACTTAGCTTTCTGTTACCTGTTGGTTTACGATAGAAGAACTCTTCTTCATCAGTAAATCCACGTACAAAGTTATCCTCTGTTGCTTCCTTATAACGATTAATAGTATCTTCTATCTTATTAGTATAGCTCTCTTCATCATCAGGATTAGCTTGAACTATCTTCATCTCACCTGATTCTTTACTAACAGCTATCCAACCACCTGCTTTTATTTCTGGAGTTTCTTCTCTCTCAGCTTTTGTATAACCAAACAACTGAGCGCAATATCCAAAGTCATCATTGTTTTTTAATGCCTCGTAAGAAGCAAACTTCTTTTCAAAAGCAAATCTTGATGCACTTTTTATATCCCATAGAGAATAACCATTACCATCTTTAATAATTAAATCAAGTTCTCCATTAATATAGTCTCCATCAGGAGTTTTGTAACCTACTCGTTTATTTAAATCTACTATTTCTACACCTGCTGCCAATAGGATAGCAACAGCAATTACTTCAGTCATATCTCCGTATAACATTTTAATACGAAAAGAGTTAGACTCAGGAGCTTTGGGCCAACCTAGTTTCTCTGCATGTAACTGACAGAATGGTTTGCCAACCTGAGACATGGAGGGAAGTTTAGCTCCCCCCTTTCTCTTAAAATTAAACTTACCCAACTTATTATTAAACATCTGACTAGCTCTAAATATAATATCGTCAGGTATTTTAGGATCACCAGCTAGGTAAGTATCAATCCTAGTTTGAAGATCCATCTTATAGTGGGATCTCGTCATTGAGTAAGTCATCAAGATCAGTTTTAATTCCAGCAGGGACCATGTTCTCTCGCATCTTCTCTGCTACCTGATCGTTCTCTACCTTAACAAGATCAATGAAGTTAGTAATATACTCCCTAGTCTCATCAGTTAGAGGATGATGTTCTCCTAATAAAGGAGTATACTTTAAGACAAAGTATTTGTTTGATCCTGTTTTCTTTAACTCATAACCAATCTTCAGATCAAAGTTAAGAGGCATAGACTGTTGCCTAATCATGCTAGTCATAACTTTACTTATCTCCATAAAGTTAGATGGGCCTAGCTTCATACGAAAAGGAACATCCTTTATCTCTACCTTATCACCTGATGCAGCCATAGGTTTATCCATACGTATTAGACCAAAGATATTCCTATATAACTTAGCCTTAGATGCTGTAGCATATGCCACTGGATCAACTGCACGTAACTTCTCACGTTGTTTAGAAGGTATCCATCCACACTTATCACCACCATCCCAATCTAATGCAGTGTCAGAGAATTGCTTGAAATGCTGAGACATATTAGAAAACTTCTGAGTATCAGAGTCAAATACTGAAGTCTGCATTGTGTCTAGAAATATTCTGAAGTAAGTATCTTTAGCAAATACTTCCCCAAGATCAGGATGAGATAGTCCTATAGATGGTGCAGGTATTCCCTCTACCATATCTCCATCTATATCTGTAGTGCTATCCTTATTAATCCTGGCCCTAGCTAGTATTGGCCCTGAGTTCATAGTTGAATATAAAGCTGATAGATCAGTAGAATTACCGTCTATATTCATTAATTGATTCATACGAATCCCCTTTCATTAAATGAATGATGCTTATAGCATACTTTTATTATTTTGTCAATTGAAATCTTGTTGATCCATCCAATTATTTCCATGAGACATTTCTACTTCTAAAGGTATATAGTCAGGTAAACCAAAGCGTTTCTTTGCTTCCTCTTGTGCATCTAACAAACACTGTGGACCTATCTCCTTAACTAGATCTATCTCGTCTGGATGAGTATCAATCAAGACACTGTCATGTACTGTATTAATGACTACACTTTGTAATCCTTTCTCTTTTAGTTTGTTGAATAATAATATTACACCTAATGGTACAATCTCTGCTGTAGCTACAGACTGAACAGGATAGTTCACTATCTGAGTTTTAAAGTTAGCATTACCTGATCTGTTTCTCTCACAGTCAGGGAAACTAAACTGTCTACCTGTAGCAGTAGTAACTACTTTAGTTGAGATAGCTTCGTTCTGGAGCTTGTCGTGCCACTTAAAGATGCCTTGATACTTCCCAAAGAACTCTTTGAAGTAAACTTGTTGAGCAGGAGTTCCTTGAGTTCCACCGTAAAGTGGACGGAAGGTAGAAGCTTTTGCTGCTCCTCTGTCAGTAACTTCTCCATTGTCGGAGAGGACTTTGGCAGTGTAGGCGTGAACGTCAAAACCAGATTCGACTTCTTGTTTAACTGTTTCATCTGAGGCGAGTATTCCTGCAACTCTAAACTCAAGTTGACTGTAATCAATTTCGACAAGTGTTCCCCCTTCAAATCTACTTACAAATGCCTTGCGAACTGGAAACAATCTACCTTTAGGCATATTCTGTAGATTGGGATTAGAACTACTTAAACGACCAGTTGCAGTAATGCACTGATTAAAATTAGAATGAAGTAAACCATCTGATTTCATACCTTTCTTTATACCTTCAATAAATGATGCACGATAAGTATCTATTGCAGACAACCTAACTAATGATTCAAGAAACTTCTTAACTTGTGGATTAGTAGTTGTCTTGATGTTCTCAGTTAATGTTATCTTGTCAGTCTTAAAACCACCTGCTGATGCTAGTTCTAACTTAGGTCTGATCCGTAACCCTGCTACCTCATCTACTTCTAGATAAAGTACACCTAGTCCTTCGCAGTGTTCGCATTTAGTAGGTTTCTTAAACTTCTCTCCATTCTTCTTAACTTTATAATAGTGTCCTTTACCATAACAGCTGCCACACTTAATCGCTCTGGTTTTAAATGCAACACTGAAGCAAGATTTAAATGCTGATCTGAAACCCTCATCCTTCATGTAAGGTCTTCTCTTGGGCTTTCCCTTATCATCTACACCTATATCCATTACCTCTTTCCAGAGCTTCTTATCTGTGAGGTTACAGGAATACACAACAGTAGATAACTGTTCAGGAGAAGATAAGTTTATATCCTTATCACCCATAAGTTTCCTGGTTTCTGTTTGAAGATATCGAGTAAGTTCTTCCTGTTCTCTTTGATAATCTATATCCACCTGATCAAGGACATTCATATCAATTGCCATACCAGATCTTTCTATATCTGTTAGGACAGAGCAAAACTCACACATAAGATCTCTTATAGGAAGCAGGGATATGTTGTCATCCTCTCTGAATAATCTTTCTTGTTTCTGGAATATATCAGCAGTAGCTAGTATATCGTCACGTAGGTATGAGATCTGTAGGTTTTTAGGAAGATCGCTGTAGTTTAGTCCTTTATCAAGCATATTCTTTAGTACGTCCTGCTTTCTTATAGAATCATACTTATGAGATAATGCTTCAAGACTAAGCTTGTTACGGATACCTTTACTTAATGCATATTCATTAATCATGGTATCAATAATCTTTACATCACAATCAATACCAATCTCACGT